TCTACGCCAACTGCGGAGTAAACCGCGTTGCTTCTCTAGTATCTTAGACTTCTTACACTTCTTACGAGTAAACTCTGCGTGGGAATTAGTCTTAGCTTTTACTTTAGCATTGATCGTATCTACCAGTACACCTAGTGATGCGACATCAAGTACTTCTAGTCCGTCCCCAACCTTAGCTTTAATCTCTAGGTCAGAGTTATGATGTAGAAAGTTATTGTTGTATAAGGTCTGAACAACGTCACTAGAGAGAGATAACTCTTTCCAAGGGTAATGTTCTGATCTCTTCCAATCTCTTCCTCCACCATTAAATTCTTGCTTTATAAATACGGGTCTATCAAACTGAAATGGTATCATATCGGGTTCTCCTTAATAAAAGAGGTGAGGACACTTAAGCCCTCACCAAATGATTTGTATAGTTTTATGCTATAGCTGTGTTAAAGAATACACCTAAGTCAGCACCAGTGACTTTCATGTCGTAAGACATTTTAACTTGGATGTGTTCTGCAACCTGTTGACGCTTGAGAGCATCGTCTGAGTATGACTCAACCGTGATACCTAAGTTGTTTACACCGTCTAAAGTGTTCCAAGCAAATGTACCGCCAGCCATAGGTGTCATCAATCCAGCTGAAGGAGCAACGTGTGCTAACATAGCTGTTTTACCACCGATGAAAGAGTTGCTTTCTGCAATACCTTCTGCTGAGTCATTCTTGACTGCTTCCATTACATAGAAATTAGACACTTCGAAGATCTCAGCTAGTTTAGCGTCTGTAATCAATGCAGGGTTAGCTACAGTTGATCCGCCGTTTAAACGTGCTAGGATGTCTGGGTGGTTAATTAAGATGTCACGAACTTCTTTACCTACAACCATTGTGTTTGGCTTGTATCCGCCAGACTTAAGTTGCATCGCTCTACGTGCTTTAGTAACGTCTATGATTGGTGTAGCGTTTGTGTAATCTGACCAGTATGTGAACTCTGAGTCTAAGTTGTTGTCGCCGTTAGCTACGCCATCATACTCTGTTCCCCAAACATTAGTTGAGAAGAAAGTTGAAGCGAATTGCTCTTCACGGTGGATCATCAAACGTGTCGCAAGTGTTTGCGCTCCAGCAGAACGAATTTCCAAAGCGGCATCTTCGTTAGCTAGTGTTTGTTGATCGAAGTCCATACCTAGACCAAATACGTCTGCAAAGTATGAGCTTGTTGATAGTGACATACCGATACGGTTCACTTCTGTACGTGGAGCTAATTTCTTAACGTCCCCTGTACGATTCATGTTGTCACGGTCATAGATGTAATACTTGTCTGACTGCTTTTGTACACCGACGATTGGGAACACTTTGTCCGCAATGAAGTTTGTATCTGCTTGTGCATAAGCGATAGTCAAGTTAGTAAGTGGTTGATCCAGATGTACACTGGATGGTGTTAATAATGGCATAATATATATTCCTTAAATTAAGCGTGAGCGTTAGCGGCTAGGATCAATTCGATTGCGATGATTTGACCGTCAACACCTGCTTCGTAAGCACGACCAACGATGATGTCACCAGAAGCCGCATTGACAGCTTTACCAGCGGCATCAATGCCTACATCGTCTCCGATAGTTACAGTTCCGCCACATTTTACCATGACTTTACCTGAGTGAGTTATTGTGCAAGCATTTCCAGCTTCAGCACCTACAGCTATTATACCGATAGTACCATCACCGTTTCCAGCTAAGACAGCTTTAGCGGCGGCATCCATTTTTGCAAATAAGAATTGAGAGGTGCTAAGATCAGCACCAGCGATTAGAGTGCGGTTGTCGCGTGATTGCGTTACAGCCATGATTATTCCCCTTTATAGGATTTAGTGATAAGAGCTTTACCTTCATCGGTCTTTGCGACAGCAGAGTATGCTACAGCGTATTCGCTCTTCTTCATTGTGTTAGTGTCCATATAAGACTTTACAAGTGCATCAAGTTTATCTGAAGCGGTAGTAAACTCACCGTCAACATCTGCCTTGCCTACTTCTTCCATAGATGAACCAAATGCTTTATCAGCGGCTTTTAGTACACCCATAACTTCTTCATTAGTCTCAAATGATTTGACTAATTCTTTTGCTGTAGCTACGTCAAAGTTAGGAAGGTTTTCTTCCGCTTTAGTTGTTAGCTCTAGATCAGCTTTAGCAAACTCAGCTTCTTCTAACGCCTTTAAGATAGGTGCTGGAATGTCAGCTTTGTTTATTTTGTCGCCTTCGTACTCAAGGAACTCTTCTGGAGCTTTCTTTTCGATAGCGTCTGATTTGATTATGTAGCCGTTCTCAATTAGAGATTTACGTAAACGCTCATTCTCTGCTTTAAGAGTTTCGACTTCAGCGTTAGCTTTGTCTACTTCAGCTTCTTTTGCTTTCTTCATGTCTTCGTCATAAGCCTTCTTAGCTTCTTCTTCAGACATACCCTTGTCCATGTAAGGCTTTAGTTTACCTAACATCTCATCGGACATTTTTACTGTTGTTTCTAATTCTTCGTTCATAGTTTCCCCGTCGAAGTTGTCGCGCTTAAATAATGATACCATTGCCTCAGCATTGGCTGGACGATCTACCAAAGACAATTCGTCTAATTCAAGCATGGTTAAAAGGTTAGCCATTATAGTCTTCCTTTGTTGCTCTGCCACCAATGCTAAAGGCGGCTAGTTCACCAGATTTTACCTTAGCCCAGACATCATCGTTATATACTTTAAACGCTACTATCCAACCTTCTCGGTCACTCTGGATGCCAAGGGAATCACCAATCTCTTTAGTGATAGGCATAGAATGGATAACGGCCCCAATCTGCTCACCCTTGTGCATTTCTTTACCTACACGTACATGCTCCATAAACTTGTTTACAGCACTTACTAACGTGTCAGGTTTAATTACATCGCCTTGTCTATCGACTACTGGTTCACCCTTTTCGGTTACTACAGAAGCCCAACCATAGACCATGCGTTGTTCTTCATCGGTCTTTAATATTTGACCTGTAATATCTTTAGTCATACTTCCCACTGTGCTACCACTCCACATTCTACAAGACCAATATCTTGCTGAGGTTTTATCTTTAGCCGTACTACATGAATGTCGGCTTCTAAAGTTAGCTCTAGCTTTCGGATCATCTCGACGAATTTCCATGTTAGGATCGCCGAATGTAACTTTGACAGTCTTGTCGCCAGACTTAACGTATACACCAAACTTCTTACTAGACCCTTTTGGTAGTCTGAAAGGTTTGTTTAGTGGCTTGTCTGCTTTGTCCACAACCTCAGCATATTTATTTAAGCTAGTCATCTTGTGACCAACAAACTGATTACGTGGTTTGCCTTCATCATCAACTAACTCTATACGTGCCGCTGGTTCCTCTTTAGTGCCTGTTATCTTTACAGGTATGTTAGGTACTGCACCGTCACGATGTATGCTTCTTATGATACCTCTTGCTGTACCACCTGATGAAGACCAACTTACTCTATCACCTACTTTAGCCATTAATCTAAGTCCTCTTTAATAATAATAGTAAAGTAACCATTGTTAGGGAATGTCTCTACTGTGTTATCAGCATATGTAACTTCTACTTCACCATAGTAAGTACCAGCAGTATTAGTATCTGCGCCCACCCAAGGGTATTGCACTATACCACCAGAAGCACTTGTAACTGTCATAGGAGCATCTACCTTAAGTGTTGTTGCTCCAAACGCTTTCATGTGAAACCTGACACCATTGTTACCTGTGATGTCTATTGCGTTACCACTTGCGTCTTCTAGGGTTACTGCCAACTTAGGGCTAGTATCATTCGTTTTAATTCTAAAAGCCATTAGCTTACCTTAACCTTCTCGTTTAACCAAACTTAATATTATTACTGTTATCTACCTCAACTCTGCTACCTATACGTCTATTTCCTATATTAACTACCCTAGCTAAAGCTGGGTTATAGTAAGGTTCACCCAGTACAGGTACTCCACTGTCAACATTGTCTAGTAAGAAGTAGTGATCTCCTATTATGACAGTACGGTCTACTTCTGGTATTCCTGAGTTTATGTTATCAGCAGTTAGTACTAGATTATATACCAGAACAGCCATATTAGGATCTGCTAGTCCTGTTACTAACTCTCCAGTAGAAAATGTCTCTTCTTCTGACATTGATATATTAGGAACAACAGCAGAACCTGTTACTAACTCTCCAGTAGAAAATGTCTCATCCTCTTGCATTGTAACAGAAGGTAAGGATGTGGGAGCAGTGTTTAGGTTTGCAATAGGTATTATGTGATCTTGTGTTATAGCAACACTAGGAGTTTCTGGTGTATTTACAGTTATAGATCTAGCAGTAAACGTCTCATCTTCTTGCATTGTAACAGAAGGTAAATCTAAGTTTCCTGTTTCAAGAGCATTTGTATTTAAAGTCTGCCCTTGGTTTATTAAGGGTACTTCTAAGTTAGGATTACCTGTATCTATATCCCCAGTAGAAAATGTTTCTTCTTCAGACATTGATATATCAGGAAGATCTACATTAGCTGTATCTAGGTTAGGGGCAGAGAGTATATTATTCTCTGTTATATCTGCGTCATCAACTACACTTAACAAAGTTATTATGTTCAAAGCAGAAAGAGTTTCTTCTTCAGACATTACTGCATCGTCAACTACTACAGAACCAGAAACTAAGTTATCGGCACTTAGAGTTTGACTTTGATTAAAGGAAGCGGTTGCATTTACTGGAACTCCTGTAACTAGAGTAGGAGAAGACAGTTTGTTATCTTCAGTAATATCTGCTGTACCTAACGTGGGTGCATTGGCAGATATGTCCCCAGTAGAAAATGTCTCATCCTCTTGTAAGAGGGCTGTGTCAATTGCTGGTGTACCAGAACTTAAATCTGTAGAAGATATTGTCTGACCTTGGTTAAAACCAGAAGTTCCAAGGACAGGGTTTCCAAGTGTAATAAACAATGCACCTAGAGTTTCATCTTCTTGCATTGTGACAGAAGGTATACTTGAAGAACCAGTCGTAATGGAACTAGCTGTTATATCTTGTCGTTCACTCCCCATACCTGCAAAGGTAGAGGATGCAAAAGGGCTAGTACCAAACATTTATTGCTCCTAGTTCTCGTCACCCACATAACGGGATGTCCACATAGTTAATGAATATTTAACCCCAGACATTAGCTCATCGACATAATGACCATGAGTAACTTGACTAGGGAAGAGTATACAACTTCCAACGGGTACATCTAGGTTTGTAAAGTCCTGACGTGGGAAATAAAGTGTAGCACCTTCATAGTTGTCGTTTAATTTAACACTACCAGTAATGAGAGATGCGTCTGTATGTAAACCTAAAGACTTCTGGGTATCCATAGCGTAACGCATAGTAAAGGCATCCCGTAGTCCCATATATTCTACAGGATTCCAGTGTTTCTCACATATCTTAAATAGCTTATCTCTCCAAAGAGCTTCGTATTGTTTCCACAGACCTAGCTTCTTAAGTCTTATCTCTTGTGCTGGAAACTTATCTCCCTCTAGATTACCCCAACCACCTAGAGCATCAGACTTAGCTATTAAGTCTTTACACTCACTTTCGGATAGTAGTTTTGTAACTAGAAGATCTTGTGCTACTTCTTCGTAGCTTAAATCTCTATTCGTGCTAGTAAGGGGAGAGGATAGTTTCTCGTACCCAAACAGTTTGGCTAGTTTATAAAAGTATTCTTTCTCTAAGTTACCCCCATTACCGTGATATATACAACTACAGCATCTAGTTCTATCATTCCAGAGTTGTCCGTTTACCTTACGTACTTTTGAGTCGTGGTTCTGGAAGATATAACCTTCATAATCTAGAGCTACTTTATATGGAAAGTTCTCATGTCTTGATAAGTATCTTAATTGACAATATAATTGATCGTCACCTTTGTCGTCTGTATTTGGTAATTCAAAGAAGTCCTGTAATGCTCCAGCATAGCCTATATATAAACCACTGTTTAAATATCTATATGGGGTACGCATATCAGGCCATCTATTCTTATATAACTGGTCATCTGTTATAGGCCAACACTTTTGTTCTGCTCCAAATAATATATCTACATCAAAGTCTAAGAACCTTTGTACTATAGTTTCATACCCTTCAGTAAAGAAAGTATCATAACCATCTACAAACAGAACTACCTCATCTCTAGCTAAGTCTTTAATAAAGTCTTTTACTAACTCTATCTTTCTTAAGCCATCATAACCTTCCATCTCACTCTTCCAGTTATCCCCTTTGCCAAGGTTAACTAGATTTATGTTATGCTTGTCGCAAGATTGTGAGAGAGGCCACATTTTAGCTTCTTCTGTTGCTACTGTTATTATATTAATTTTACTTCCGTCTATCATCGGATTATCTTCTTCCTCTATGGTACTTGGTCGGGTTGACCTTGGGATTTGAGTAACGACCTCTTCTTTATAGAAGTAATTATGTTTATCTTTTAGCTTCATTGGAACCCACTCATCAACAGGTATGATGTTATCCTTAAAGTCTTGTATTAATAGTTTTGCTGTATCAGGAGTAATTGCATAAGCATGGCAGTTATACCAATAACCCATATCGTTCCATCTGTAACCTAACCAGACACTATCGTAGGAATTAAGAAGTTTATCTACCTTATCAGTATCTATACTTTCGTAGACTGCATCCTCTTCTAGTATTATACCATTAGAGTTACTATTTGCAATCTTCTCCCATACCCTTAAATGGCTCACTGAGCATCCAAACTCACCTTTTAGTAGGGTTCTATTGTGGATAGGGTCTAACCAGCCTGTAAGGGGCTTACAGACCGTCTCAGAGTATATTTGTTCCCAAGTCTTACTTCTTGCATCGTATGCCGAACCATGAAGGGAGATTTGATATACTATTGTCATATGTCACTCTGGTTTAGTAGGCCATACTACATTGTGGGGGAAACTAGCCTGATCTGATAGGTTAAGCAAGTCTGCTCGATACTGTCTCCACTCTGACTGCTTATCTTCTGTAAGTTCAGCCCAACGTAATGCGTTCGATACTATAGGGTCTACTTCATTATTTAGTCTCAGGTTGCGGATTAGTCTTACTTGATAACCCTCTTCTTCATCAATCTCTATCTGAGTGGGTGCGAGCCATCTAGAACCGTCATAGGTGTGTAGAGGAGTAGGTTGCATAGTAACCTCAACTGTTCCCTCTGGATAACCTTCTAGTGTGTCGGCACTTGGGTCACTTATAGTCTCCCAATAACCTCGGTCTGCGTGATAAAAACCTTTCATCATCTTAACTCCTGCACTGAATATGGGCTATTTATTCTGTAATAGTGATTATCAGGGACAACAAATCCACCTTTCGTTAGGTGAGCAGATGGATAACCCGAAGCTACCTGCGTCCAACTAGAGTTGTTATGAGATATTTGTATATATGCGTACCAAGAGGGGTTTAACTGTACGGCAAACTCAATAGGTTTTCCTGTTGTGTTTTGATATGATGTATTAGAACCTCGGCTAACGGTTTGCCACTGTTGGCCTATTGTTAGACCCTCGCCCTTCTGTCCCTTTTGTCCAGCAGAACCTGTACCGCCAGTAGCTCCTGTTGACCCTGTTGCACCTGTCTGTCCCTTTTGGCCTTTTTGACCAGTCGAACCAGTACCTCCAGTAGATCCAGTTTGTCCCTTCTGACCCTTTTGTCCAGTTGAACCTGTACTACCAGTACCACCAGTAGATCCAGTTTGTCCTTTTTGACCCTTCTGTCCAGTACTACCAGTAGAGCCTGTACTACCAGTATTACCAGTATTACCTTGCGCTCCTACTTCTCCCTTTTGTCCCTTTTGACCTTGGGAGCCTGTAGACCCTGTACTTCCTGTAGAGCCAGTTTGACCTTTTTGACCTTTTTGTCCTTGTATACCTTGGGAACCTGTACCTCCAGTAGAGCCTGTAGAACCAGTAGCTCCT